GTCCTGCCGACGGCGAGAGCACCTACCACGGCGTGGTCAGCATCACGAAGAAGATCGTCAAGGCTGCTCACTCGGCGTCGGTCGTCAGCACGACCGCTGGCACCGAGGACACCTACGGCGAACTGACGATGAAGAACTTCACCGACATGGTGGCGAAGCTGCCCACCTATGCTCGGCGGAACGCCCGATTCTACATCTCCCCGTCCGGCTGGGGCGCTGCGATGCTCAGGCTCGCGATGCTCCCCGGTGGTGCAAGCGGCCCTGGCGGCAACTCGTCCAGCGACGTGGCTGCCGGGTTCGGCGAGCGGTTTCTCGGATACCCGGTCGTGCTCGTCTCGGCGATGCACTCCTCGCTCGACGATTCGAGCGGCGAGGTGGCCTGCCTCTTCGGCGACCTCTCGCAGGCCGCCGTCTACGGCGAGCGTCGGGCGATCCAGATCCGCACGGCGTCCGAGCGGTACATCGAGTACGACCAGACCCTCACGTTCGCCACGACCCGCAACGCGATCGTCGTGCATGACGTGGGATCGACCACGAAGGCCGGTCCCGTCGTGGCTCTCAAGTTCGGCTGATCCGACTGACTGACTCTCAACCCTCCGAGGAGTATCTGACTGTGAATCATCTCGAAGCGACGAAGAGCGTCGTCGGTCACACCGAGAACCTGACGGCGGCGCAGACCCACACGCTCGTCATCGACCGTCTCGGCTACGAGTACGTGTCGCTCGACGTGGGGCAGGAGCCGTGGACGAACGCTGGCTACACGAGCCAGGCGGCGTTCACGGTGCTGAAGCTCAGCGAGTCGGACGACAACTCGTCCTACTCCGACGTGACGGCGTTCGTCGGTGGCGGCACCGGCGGCTTCACGATCCCCACGCCGACCGCCACGGCTGGCGACGTGGTCGTGCGGATGGACGTGGATTGCCGTGGGAAAAAGCGGTACTTGAAGCTCACCGCCACGCCGTACACGACCGGCACCGTCTACACGGTCGCCCGGCTCGGCAAGGGCGTCGATGGTCCGGTCAGCGCCTCGTCGAAGAACGTCAACGCCACGGTCAGCGGCTGATCCGGCTTGACACGACCGACACAGTGAGCGGCGGGTGGCGACGAGCCGCCCGCCGTTTCGCTTTGGAGGGTGACGCGTGATCGTTCAGGTCGGCGATACGTCGGTCGAGGTGCGTGCCGAGGCGGTGCTGTCGGCTCCGAGGTTCGGGCCGCTCACGAACGTGTTCGCGTTCATCGAGAGCCTCATGCCGCTGCACATCCGCCCGACGCTGGGCCAGGGTGCGTTCTGGGCACAGGTGCTGACGCGGATGCTCGAAGAGTTCGCCCCGACGACCGAGTACATCGTCACGCTGGACTACGACACCTTCGTCACCCGCTCCGACATCGAGCGTCTGTTCGCGATCGCGATGACGTGCCAGTGCGACGCGCTCGCCCCGATCCAGGCGAAACGCGAGGACGGGCGGCCGATGCTCACGCTTCTTGACACGATGGACGACCCGCCAGCCGACGGAAAAACCGAACTCCCGCTGTCGTGGTTCGCCGAGCCGGTGCAGCAGGTCGATACGGCGCATTTCGGCTGCACGATCATCTCGACCAGGGCGCTCAGGCGAACGCTGAAACCGTGGTTTCACTCAAAACCCGACGCCGAGGGCGGCTGGGGCGACGGGCGAATTGATGACGACTTGTGGTTTTGGCGTCAGTTCAAGGCGAGCGGCAACCGCCTCTTCATCACGCCGCGCGTGTGCATCGGCCACGGCGAGTACGTGATCTCGTGGCCGAGCAAGGATTTTTCGGGGCCGGTGTTCCAGCACACGACCTCGTGGCAGCGAACGAAGAAGCCACCCGAAACTGCATGGAGGGTCGGCGAATGACGACAATCAGAGTGCGGATGAATCGTGCATACGGTGCCTACAAGGCAGGCGAGCTCGTCGAGGTGGACGAGTCCTTCGCAGCGAGGCTCTTCGCATGGGGCTACGCGAAACGGGAGACGCAGCAGTCGCTGATTGAGACGGCAGCGGTGGAGCCGATCGCGGAGCGAGCAGACGTGACGCCACGACGCAGGGGGCGACGCCATGAATGACGGCAAGCGATACCGATCACTGAAGGTCGCCACGCAGCCGGTCGTCGAGCCGGTGAGCGTCGCCGACGCCAAGGCTCAGCTGCGGGTCGATCACAACAGCGACGACACATACATAGCTGCGCTCATCTCGGCGGCTCGCGAGTATTGCGAGACGTACATGGACGAGACGCTCGTGGACACGCAGTACGTGATGCGGCTCGATGCGTTCCCGGCGGTGATCGAGTTGCCCCGCCCGCCGATGAGCCAGACCACCGGACGAACGGCGGTGTCGATCGTCTACACCGCGAGCGAGGCGGGCAACACGGCGACGCTCTCGACGACCGAGTACCGCGTCGATCGCGACGCGAAGCCGGGCACGCTGCGGACACTCTACGCCGGATCGTGGCCGAGCCATCTGCTCGACTACGGCAGCGTCACGGTCACGTGGTGGGGCGGGCGTGGCGACGACGGCAGCAAGGTCTCGCCCCGCGTGAAGGCGGCGATCCTCATGCTCGTCGGGCAGTGGTACGAGCGCCGCATGGCGGCGGATGCCGTGTCACTCTCCGAGATGCCGTTCGGTGTGAAGCACCTCCTCGGCAGCGTGAAGTGGGGATCGTACACGTGATCGACCCTGGCAAACTCCGCGAGCGGGTGACGGTGCAGATCGCCACCGGGGCGACGAATGCCATCGGCGAGACGGTGCTCACGTGGAGCGACTCGACGGCCGTATGGGCGAGCGTCGAGGGCGTGACGGCCCGCGAGGCGCTGGCTGCGAATCAGCAGGAGGTGACCGTCACGCACCGCGTGAGAACCAGATACATCCCGGGACTCACGCAGCAGATGCGGTTCGCGTGGCGCGGAAGGACGCTCGACATCGTGTCGCTGCTTGAACACAACAACCGCAGCGAGCACGAGTGCATCTGCGAGGAGCGGACGTAATGGCAGACACTCGCGTCAAGGTCGAGTTTGACACGCAGGAGCTCGCCGTCCTCCGAGCGGCTTTCAGTCGGCTCCCGAAGAACATCTCGGCACGCTACCTCGGTGCCGCCCTGCGGTCTGCATCGAGGCCCGCACTCACGAAGTTGCGTCAACTCACCCCCAGAGGCCCGACCGGAAACCTCAAGCGGTCGATCGCCACGAAGGTGAAACGGTACAAGAGCGGAAATGCCGTCTCTCTCGTGGGCTACCAAGCGGCAACCGGCGCGGGCCAGAAAGCGAGGGGCTTCCATCAAGGATTCGTTGAGTTCGGCACTAAGCGTCGAACGGCGAAGGGCAGGTACGCATCGACCTACTGGAGCAAGACCGTAGATCGTCAGGGCAAGTTCCAAGTCTTGACGACCAAGCGAGGTAAGAACGCCGGAAAGATTCGGACGAAGCCATTTCCGAAGTCGTTCTTCAAGGTCGCCAAGCGAGGGCAGAAGGTTGAGCTCGGCAGGATGCCGGTCGGCGGAAAGAGAGGGATTGCGCCTATCAAGACCGCATGGGCTCGCTCGCTGCCCGAGGTGCGGAAAACTCTTGAACTACAGATGGCGGTACGGCTCGAAAATGCCCTCAAGGACTTGGCTACGGGAGTGAAGGGGCGCGGCTTCGGGAGGGGCAGGAAATGAGTTACAAGTCCCCGGAAAAGGTGCTGCTCGACGCCCTGGTGTCGGCTACCGCCGTGACCAGCGTGGTCGGCACTCGGATCTTCCCGCTGCTCGCCCCCGCCTCGTCTGCCCTGCCGTTCGTCACGTGGAGGCGCACCGGCATCGAGCGGACCCAGACGCTCGGCTCGCCTCACGGCGTGCCACGGGTTTCCGTGGACTACACGGTAGTGGCGGCGACCTACAACCAAGCCCGCGAGGCGGCAGATGCCATGCGGCGAACTCTGGATGGGTACGGCGGCACGGTGGACAATACGGTTGTGGAGCAGGTCAGCCTCGAAAACGAAGTCGATGACTTCGTCACGCTGGCAGGCTCCGACCAGCCGCCTTCGTACTCGGTCACGCAGTCCTACGACATCTGGTGGAGAGAGTGACGCATGCCATACAGCACGCCGCATGATTCGTCCGGTACGACCTTCAGCTTCGCTGGCGTGACCTACACGGTCACCCAGGTAACCTACAATCTCAACGACGTGTCGGCTGGCGACACAATCGACGTGTCGCATCTCGGGCTCACGACCGGCGCTCAGGTCGCCACGATGGATCGCCCGCTGAAGGGCTCCGCGACCGATACTGGCCGCGAGGTGACGATCGAGTATCTCGGCAACACGGTCATCAACGACGCCACCACCGGCACGCTCGCGATCACTGGCGGCATCTCGTTGTCGAAGGCGGCGACCGTGTCGAGCTCGTCGGTAACGCTCGCAACGAACGACGTGATCCGGGGCTCTGCCACGTTCCGCGTGGCTCGCTGACGCGGGGAGGCTCCCGCAGTGGCGACGTACTCGACGGGCATCTCGGCGACGTGGGGCAGCGTCACGTTCACTGAGATCGCCGGTCTCTCGTGGACATACGGCGGCGAGAACGTCGGCCGCTCCGCGAACTTCAACCCGAATCCCGGCAGCGTCTCGGTGTCCGCATTCGGCACCGTCCCGAGCATCGCGCTCGTCGGTAACCGCAACACGCTCACGGTGGCAGGCGGCGGGATGAATTTGACGCAGGCCGCAGTATTGGAATCAGTGTCCGCTGCCGCTGAGGTCAACAGCGTGACGCGGTATACGGCCGAGTTCACTCTCTTGGATAACTGACATGGCACTGACGCGAGAGCAGATCGAATCTTCTTCGGCGCGTATTGCCCCAGTCGAGGCGTTCGGCGGCGAGTGCTTCGTGCGGGTGATGAGCGTCGGAGACCGCGACGCCTATGAAGTACTGGTGATCGAGCACGGCGGCAAGATATTCCCAGACTTTCGCAGCGAGCTCGTGTCTCGGACGCTGTGCGACGAAAAGGGGAAGCTCTTGTACCCAGGCAGCGATGGGATCGAGGCGCTCAAGCAGTTGCCGTCGGATCACGTGCACAAAGTGTGGACGGCCGCGATGAAGCACAACGCGATGACCGAGGAGGAGATTCGCAAACTCGCGGGGGAATAAATGCCCGGCCCTCGCTGCTGTTCAAGCTGCGTCTGGCTGGGCATCTCGGGAAAACGCTCGCTGAAATCGACCAGATGGACTCGCGTGAGTTCTCGACGTGGATCGCGTACTCACGATGGTTTCGCCCGCTCAACGACAGTTGGATGCAGATGGCGATGCTCGCCACGTGCGAGCTCGCACCGCACACAAAGAAAACGCCGAGCCCAGAGCAGTTCATTCCGATCGACACGAGCACGCCGCAGCACTGGACTCAGATTCACGCGACGATCGCGAAGATGAAAGAAGACTTGGAAGGCTAGCATGGCTACCGATCTCGCACTTGCGATGCAGATCAGCGCGAACACGACGCAACTCGCGTCGGCGGCTCGCGATGTGTCAGCGAAGCTGCAAGGCATGGCCCAGGCTGGACGCAAGGCTTCCGCCGACCTGGGCGTTCTGAAGACGATCGAGATTTCCCGCGTATTCGTGTCGTCCATCACGGCGGCGACAAGGTCTCTCTCGGCGATTGTCTCGGGTTCTGCCGCAGCGATCGCAGGCGTGGACGACCTGAGCAAGCGCACGGGCGTTAGCACGCAGGCACTTCAGGCGTATCAGTTCGCCGCCGAGCAAAGCGGCGTCAGCGTCGAGACGTTTGGTCGCAGCGTCCAGAAGCTCGGCATCAATCTGGGCGAGGCGCAGACGGGCAACAAGGCTACCGCGAAGTCATTCGCGGACCTTGGGCTGTCGGTCGATCAGTTGACGCAACTGAGCCCAGAGGCGGCGTTCGAGGCGGTAGCGGCAGCGATCGCGAAACTCCCAAACCCAGCGCAGCAGGCGGCGGCTGCGGTCAGCGTGTTCGGCAAGGCTGGTGCCGAACTTGTGCCTGTGTTTGCAGAGGGAGCAGGTTTTCTTGCGGACATGCGGGGCGAGGCGGTGCGTCTCGGTCTCGTCCTCGGCGAGCCGCAGGTGAGAAGCCTCGCTACGCTCGACGACTCGCTCGGAAAGGTATCGGCTACGTTTCGTGCCTTCACGGCTCGCGTAGTTGCGGAGCTTGCCCCCGCGCTGGTTGACGCAGCGGAGAACGCCGCCACCTTCATCGCATCCCTCGACGTGCGACAGATCGCCACGTCGATCACTTCTCTCCTCGGCGGTGCGTCCCAGGTTGTTTCAGCGTTCGGCGAGGCATTCCTGTCGGTCTATCAAGCGAGCGCTCCGCTAGCGGCGACCGTGTTCCCGGCGATTGCCAACTCACTTTCATTCATCGCCAAGAACCTTCGAGGCGCTGCCGTCGGTGCGCTGGCTGCCGCCGGTGCGCTGGCCGGGTATTCATTGGCGGGACTGTCTGCTGCCGCTGCCACGGCGGCGCTCTCGGCAGCGATCACGACTCTCCTGTCCCGCACCGGAATAGGGCTCATCGTCGTGCTGGCTGGTGCGGCGGCCGGAGCTCTCTTGAATTGGGCCTCGTCTGCCAGCGATGCAGGCGCGGACTCA